TCCCCGCCTGATAGTGGCGGCGCAGACGGTCAAGTTCGGCGCGGGTGGCGACGACCGCCCACAGGGCGAACGCGGACAGCACCACGAAGAAGATGGCGGTCATCACGAGAGCTCCTCCCACCTGGCGGACGAGAAGCCGAACGTGTTGCCGTCGGCCGTGATGCAGCACCACGTCGGTGCGTCCGGGTCGCAGCCGCATCCGGTGTTCTGCCGTTCGTCGTGCTTGACGATTTTGCCGCAGGTTCGGCACCAGATTTCGCCCGTCATCAGTACGGGGTGGGGGCCGAGAGGGCGTGCTCCAACCGGAGGCGGAGCCCCTCGATCTGGGCGAGCAGGACGGCAATCTCGTCCCTCAGAACCTGGCGCTCTTCGCGCAACCGTTCAAGGGCAACCTGCATGTCGTCAACCCGCGCCTGCCAGAGGGCTAGTTCTGCTTGCGCCGATTCGCTCATAGCCCCACAGTAAGGGTTTCATCGGGGTTTGTCAACAACTTTTCGCGTTCAGCCCCCGTCAACCCGCCCCACACCCCGTCGGTGATGTTGTTGGCCAACGCAAACTGGAGGCAACGTCCCCGCACCACACACCTGCCGCAGACGTTTTTTGCGGCTTTATGCAGCCTGACGTTCGCCCCCCGTTCAGGGAAAAACAGGTGTGACCCCAACCCTTTGCAGGCCGCCAACCGCATCCAATCCTGGTTGCTGTCCAACAGTCGAAACTCGTTGAGAAGGATCATCCACTTATTTTCCCCAAGGTCCGAAGCCTCGACCCGACGTTCGTTCGGCGTACTCATAGATGGCTCTTGCAGCTTTCAGGTTGGTTGCCGGGTTGAACAGGTCGTCACAAGTCTCAATGATGCCTTGTGCTTGAAGGTAACCGTAAGGATTCCAGCGGTTCGGGAGGCACCAAGACCGGTCGTTGAGCTGCATGAGACCGATATCGGTTGAGCCGTCGCGGTTGAGGGTGGTGTTGTGGGAACGCGCCAAACAGGCGGATTCTCTGTGCATAATCGTGTCAACGGTGCGCATTTCACCCCACCGCCAGCCTGCGTCCAACGCTGTAGGCCACCATTGGGGGCATTTGGCGTTGGTGGGGGCGGTCGGATACCTCGGCTGGAGGGGTGCTGAGACGCTCCAGGATGCGTTCTGAGGGGGGTAAAACACGGTTTGGCTACCTGCCCAAGGGGGCGCCGAAACGGGGGTTGGGAGGGTTGCCAACCCGCCGACCGCGAATAAGGCGGTGAACGCAGCCAACAGTCTGACGAAAACTTCCACAACGAACCTCCTTGGAAAGGATGGTTATTTGACGAGAGCGAACAGCTCCGCGAACTCGGTCAAGGTCATGAGCACGATCCCGTCGGATGTTCCGTCGGGCATCGCAATCATAGCGAACGGGCGGATGTCCCCAAACGCTTTCGATGCGTCAGACTGCCTTTTGGCGGCATAAAATCTGATTGCGATAGGCGCAACCTGGGCGCCGGCTTTCGACTCAACCCGAAAGAAACCGGTCCAATGCTCTTCATGCCGAGACCCTGCACGGCCTGTCGCAGCAAGTCCGAGTTTGTGGCGAGCGCGCCGCGCCTTCGCATCACCTTTAGTTCGATTCCTTTTGCCGCGAGCCGCAGGATCGTTACATCCCCGTACTCGTCGCTTACCGTCACGACCCGCACGCCCAAGAAGGCCGAACTTTGGACAGTCAGCGAGATTGCATCTGTTCTGGTCACCTTCACAGTCCCCTTTGCGCCGATCCATCAGGCTTCCAGAATCCCAATCAAATCCAACATCTCCTGCTTCGTCAAATCCTTCACATCCGCAACCGGACGCTTCGAATGATCCGACAACAGTTCGTTCTGCGAATCCTTCCCCTTGAACCCGCGAGCGTTCATCAACGCCCGCAGTTTCGCAGCAGGCGCCGCCGTGTTCTCCACCACCACCGCCCCAGGGAAGACCCTCTCCACCGCCTTCTGCTTGTCGTCGGCGGTCACGGCCGCCGGTGTGGCGGGTTGCATCTGCTTGAACGCATCCCGCAACCGCGGCAAATGCTCATCGCTGATCGACCCGAAATCGACGCCCGCTCTGGCGGCAACGTCCTCGGGTCTCAAACCGGCTTTCTCGCACGCTTTGATGAACTTGTCGATGTTCTGGTTTTTGACTTTTGCCACCTGGCCGCGCTGCACTTTGGTCATCTCTTCACGCGAAGGGCGTGAACCTCGCGGCGCATAGTTGCAGTTCGCCAACGCCCGACCGATGGCCGAAGTTTCGGCGTTCTCCACGTGCGACGTCTTGTTCACCGGGCTGGCGCCGCGCACCTCTTCGGCGTAGCCGGTGGCCTTCGGGGTGTCGTCGGCTGCGTCAAAGTACACTTCGGCGCGGAACACGACCTTGTTGTCGTCGTAGTGGTGGATGCTGGTGCCGATCCGCCCGTTCGGGTGGTCGGTCCAGAAGCGGATGAGCCGGTCCTCAACCGTCTCGTAGTTTTCCAGGTTGAATCCCATTACGGGTTGCCCCCCATTCCGTTGCGAACATCGAGGAACTGGTCCCCGATGTATTCCCACGTTTGTGCCTTCGCCAACCGCTCCTTGTAGGTGAGCGTCTTGTCTTTCTTCGCGTTCATCGCTTGGGTGAACGCATAGTCGGACATTTCGTCAACTATCTCCAACAACATGTGTTGGGTCTCCCGTATTTCGGACAGCGTTTTGTCAAGCTGGGCTACGAGCAGGTCTTTCACGGGTATCTCCTTTTTGCTTCAGCGTCGATTTCTGCCGCGACGAGCGGCTGGTTTTCTCTGATCCAGTGCCAGCCCAGTGTTTTTCGACAGTTGCTGCGGGCATTAGCCTTCTTTGCCGCGGCCATACGCTCGGGTCGCCGGTAGTTGAGGCGGTTGTATTCCCGAACGTATTCCAACAGGGCTTCCAGTCGGGCTTGGTGGTCGGTGGTCATTTCGCCACCACCCGAAACGTGCGATACGACGACACCTTCTTGAACTTGGCGAACAGCGCCGGGTGTTCCGCTTCGAACCGTTTCGCGTCCAACATTTCACGATGCGCCGTTTTCCACGTGTACAGCAGGCGGCCACCCGCCGTCGCATACTCGCCGTCCCCAAGAAGGGCGCACAGTTCGGCTTTCACCAAGTCTTCAACTGCTTCCGCCTCCTGTTTCTGTTGTTTCGCCAACGCCAGCCGCTCCAACGACGCCAACACCGTCGCCTCATCCACCTCAACCTGTCCTTCGCCGCCCGCCGGATGCTGTTCGGTGATGTGCTGATACGAAAACTGCACCCCTTCGGGGGCGAACCCCATGTCGATTGCCGCCAAAAACTTGCGGCACGCCTCGATGTGGGTTTGCTTCTCATCGGACGACACCTTCTGGATGTGTTTGTGCAACGTCAAATCGGAGTCGAAGATGGCCCACTCGATTTGGGTGGCACCGGTGCACACCGCCTGGTGGATGCCCTGCCAATACCAGTAGCGGGGCATGTCGCCCTCCCAGCGGCGTTTCGTCGTCTTGACTTCCATGATCCGCTGGTCGGCGTCGTCGGGGTTGGCGATGGCGTCAATCGTTGCGATCAGCCGCACCCCATCCTCTTCGTACACGTACATCCAGTCGGGGGTGAAAAACTCGACACCTTCCCGGTCTGACGCCCACTTGATGAGGGTCGGCTCCAAACGGTTGCCGCGTTCCATCGCCGCGTTCTGCTCTTTCGGTTGCGGCGGGTTGGCGGCGAGCAGCTCCGACGCCAGGTCGGCGCTGGTGGTGAACTCGTGTTCCCCGTGAACGGCGGCACAGGCGGATGCCGAGATGCGGGCGCGTCCGGTGTCGTCACGCCACCTCACCGCCAGCCATTCGGGTGAGCCGTGTTCAGGCTTCAGTATCGTGTAGCGCTTCTGTCGCATCATGGTCTCCCTCCGTGATGACGAGTTGAGTGTAGGGGTGTTGCAGGGTTTTGTCAAACACCGATTTCTGGCTGATCCAGCTGTATGACCTGTTTGACCATCGCCACAGGGATGTGGGTTGGCATCCCCACCGTTTTCAGGTCGGGCACCTCGTCGGGCATGTAGGACCCGGTGAGGGTCACGTAGCCGTGCAAACATTCGGGCCACAGGAAGCCGACGGATACGACGTGGCAGGCGTTGGGGCGATATTCGGCTATCTCACACCAACCGTTTTCGCCGTCAAACGCATCCACCCAATGAACGGCAACGAGCGGCCACGGGGATTTCACCATTTCTCAACCTTCCTGTCCAAACAGAACACGGGCGCCTGAAACGTAATCCCTTTGTCGGGTACGACGACCGCCAACGCCTGCTGTGGCGGCTCAAACTGAAAGTTGTTGATGAACGCATATTCGTCGTAGCCTTTGACCGACCCGTTGATTATCAACCCCGGTGTGGGGGTGTACTGGTGCCAATGGCCGCACCAAAGCGTGCAAAAAGATGAACCCATCGTCATGTATCGCTGCGTTTTTCGTGCCCGCAACCGCATCACCGGCGGCCAAATGCCGCCGATACCGCCACCGCCGTTCACCTGGTCGCCGTGGGTGAACAGATGCCCCTGCCCATACACCGACAGCCAGGCATCGGCACCCTCAGGTATTAGGAACGTGATCTTGTTGTTGCCCCGATAACTGCGTTCAACCATTTTCGCAAGCAACCAGTCGAAGTTTGTTTTGGCCCGCAGCTTGGCTCGCGGTTTGCGTGTGGTGCGCCCATGGTTTCCGGGTGTGGCGACGACGTGAATCTTGGGGCAGATGGACGTCAACAGTTCGATGGCGGCTGCGATCTGTTCCGACCAATGAAGCAGCGACCCCATCGCCGTGTCGTCGTTCGTCTCGGAAAGCTCTTCGTGAATGTCGCCCGAGAATGTGTCGCCCAGCAGGGCGAGAACGATGCCTTCATATTTGACGCCTGCCAGATAGTCGCGGGACAGTTTGACGACGTTCGTTGCCCACCGTTTCAACCTGATTTCTGCGATACGCCGGTCGTAGGCGTTCAACCCGTCCACTTCGTCGGGATTGACGACTTCATCGAAATGCATGTCCGATAAGGCGAGCATCAGGGTTGCGGCCCCCGGTTTGGCTTTCATCGGTGACATCCAGGCGGGGGGTTCAATAGCGGTTTCTTCGACCCGTTCTATGAAGTTGAGGGCCGCTATTGCCCGCCCGTATTCTTCCTGTAGTCGGACCAGTTCGTTGCGGGCCGCGTCCCGTTCCCGACGAACTTTGTTTATCGGCTCTTCGGCAAGCCGTTTCAGGTCGTCACCCAACGTCACAGCAAGCCCTCCAAAAACTTGCGGTTGGCGGGATTGTGGCGGAACTCGTGGACGGGGTTCAGCGTGACGCTAATCCCACGCTGGTTCAACACGCGCGTGATTGCCCGAGACGACACCCGTTCATCAACCATCGCTTTAGCCAAATCTGCGGCATCCTCGGCAGACAACTTATCAAACAGTTGCCGCATTTTGCACGGCTTTGAGCGGCTACCCGTCGCCGCCCACACTTGGTCGTACAGGCCGCCCATCAAAGTCCCCTTTCGCCGCCATGTTGAGGCAAGCTAGATACCCAACGGTATCCACCAGACTGTCGTGATGCAAGCACCCGCGTTCCATGTTGGTGCGCAAACGGGACAGTTTGACGGCCACCATAAACAGGATGCCCTGTTCCACCGTCAAATGAAGCCCCGTCAAGGCTTCAAAGATTTCTACGGCTTGCTGGTAGTCCTTGGCCGGATGGTCGTAGGTTTGCTGGCGGGCGCCCGTCACAAGGTCGTATGCCTCGTACAGGATTTCAGCCCCGTTTGCCTCGACCACGATGGTCCCCCTTCAGTATTTGCCCGATACGTTCAATGAGGTCGGCAAGATCGTCCTGTTCTGAAACACCTGGATACACCCGTTTCAGGTAGCTGTAAATCTTGCGCAACTCGCTCTTAGTTAGTGCCTCCACGAGAATGCGACCCTACATGCTGGGTCAGGCGCTCGTCAACTTTGTCGACCTTTTCCTCGACGCGCCCGGCGCGGCTGTACACCATCTTCAGCAGACCCAGCACGATGTCGTGGTCCTGCTTGTTTTCCTTCCTGAACCGCGACAGCATGGCGACCAGCAGGCCACCGACGGCGGTGACGACGGCGGAGACGACCAGAGCCCAGCCGCCGTCCATGTCACACGACCTTAGCCGCAGTCTCGGGGCCCGCCGCCGTTTTCCAGGCCTCCTGGACGATCTGGACGCTTCTCAGGGCCTCTGGCGAGACCTCGACGTGG